ATTATAAGTTGCAAGTGCACCAATAAGAGAACCCCCGCCAGCGGGGAGCGGCGGGGGTCTCTGCTTTCATCAAATCAGAGGTCTGATTAGCGCCGACGACCGCGCCGATGCTTCCGACGCCTAGCTGCTTCCGTTCCGAGGAACTTGGTGTTGAACATGGTGGCTATCCTTCTATCTTACGGCTTGATTGCCGGCTTGTTTGTGAAGTGGCTTGCGCCAGCCTCACCCGAAAGATAGGCCCAAATCGTTGCCGTTGCAACTAGGGGTGCGCCGCGCCGTTCCCCTTGCCCTTGCCTTTGGGTGCCATTAGCTCGGGATGCGCCTGCTGATACGCCGCTTGCGCTTTCTCGCGCTTTCTTAGTTTGTGGATCATGTTTGCCTGTCCCGGCGGGTGCAGCATGCCAATAAATTCTTCGCGGTCGATCGCTCCAGACTTGAGCAACGGGCCCGCCATCTCCCTGGATTCGTCCGCAAACAGCGGGCTATGGCTATGACCCGCAACCCGCATTTTCCAATTCTCGGCGATCTGGGCTAGGACGAACTCTAGCCCGCCGTCCGTTCTGAGCCTGCGATCGTCATTATGCATGCGCAGCCGCATGCAGACGTCGCCGAGCCGCACAAGCGTAGGCTCCAAGCCTACGGCAGTCTTGCGGATCCGAGCACTTCCCGTCGTGGCGAGCTGCTTAGCATGCCCCTTGCCCCTTACGCCCTGCTCACCCTTGCCGGTCACGGTCTCGGTTAGGCCGCTCGCCTCTAAAAAGAGCTGACCCATATTGTTCACTTCGGCAAACAGATCCTCCGGCATTTGGGGAACCAACTTTTCAACCTTGGCACCCGGTTGCATGTCGGTCACCCAGGATCCGGGCCCGTGCAGGGAGTCCGCTTTCTCATCGGTGAGCCCCAGGAATCCCGTGAACACCCGCGGCGGGTCCACTTGCATTTCAAGAATCTCGTGAATCTGGTTTAAACGCACATTCAACCAATTTTGCAGCTGAATCAGCCGTTCAATGTGCGCCTCACCCCAAAAATACGAATACATGTGGAATGGCCGAACATGCACAAAAGGATGGTCATCGGGCAAGAAAGGATTCGTATCGGTCCAGCGCAAGGCTGATGCGGTGATCTTGCCCTTGCCGCGCTTGATACCTGCCTTGGTCCGCACTTCTATATTGGCGCGACTATCGGATATGATGATGTCCGGGTCAATCATGTGTATTTCGCAATAGTCGCCTTTGACCTCGCCATCTTCACCCTTTGCGAGATCATCCCACACCCACAAGTCATGAATCAAAACCTTCGTTCCGCCTTGGCTAGGCTCATAGGTGGACATGCTTGTGTAGTCGGGATTGATCGAACCGCTAATGGTCGACCCTTGCGAATTAGTGATCATCAGCGTCAGTGGGGCCGGCAACGTCGCTTGCTCTGTTTCCGCGTTGCCCGCTAGATCCTTGATGCGATCCTGCAGGCCCGCCTTGATCAATCGCAAGCACGCATCCTCATAGTCGATGCGATACGAGTGGCAAAATGCATGCTGTGAATCCAAGTCCGGTTGGCTCTCATCGTACACGCCGAACTCATGCGGGGGGACGATCGTTGCGAAAAGCGTTTCTCGAGAGTTGTTCCAACCGACTTTGATGAACATGCTGTCATAAACCAACGACCACAACAGCGCCTCGCCGAACTGATAGGCGATGTTGCTGTCTCTATACTCATCGTTCCAATCTTCCTCCGCCGCCTGCATCTGCTGCACGATCACGTCCTCAGAATTGCGACGTGCGGCAATTGTAAATTCCGCATGATCCGCGGCGTACAGGAACGAACTCACCAAATCAATGTGCGCGAAAAGTCTGTTGTAAAGCACGCGCTCGCCCGCTTCGCTTCCGAATAGGAACATGCGGCGACGATTTGCATAGCGGACCTCGCGCATCGGCTGCGAGTCCATGCAGATGTCGATTATTCGCCGAACTTTCGTGCGCCGGTCCGGGTCTTGGCGAGGAAGAAACACTCGGTTACACCGCGTTGATGTCTATTTTCCGATCATCTTTGTGGGTGATGCGGGTCACTTGCGGCAGCTTGGGCATTTTTTTGGTCGGTAGCGGCGCCGACTTGGGCAGTCCATTGACCGCTATCGACGTCGAAACCGAGCACGATGCCTTGCCGTCTAGCCTGACGTTGCCGGTGAACGACGTCCCTTTGGGCGTATAGGCCATCGACCGCGCGTCCACGACCCGCGCTTGCATCGGTTCGCCCCGTTGCGGGCTCCGCAAGCCTTGCATGTTGATGCTAGACGCTAGATCCGACACCGTTCGGTCGACCCGGCCGGCGGTCGCATTGTAGGCTAGGCGACGGGGAACCCACGAAACCCGCTTAGAGCGGCACTTTGGGCACCTTGGATCTGCGTTTGCGGTGTCCCACTCGTTTTCGCACCCGCTTTTGTTGCACCGCCACGTTAGAGTCGGCATGCGTTCGCCCTTCAAACCTGCCACAAGGACACGATTGATAGCGTCCGCAAGCGCAAATGCCAATAGTTGGCTTAGCAACTAGCGCATTTTCGGGGGTGTCGCCCTTCACGAGTAGCCACAGAGGCGGGCCTTTGCCTTGGCTGCGCGGCACTTTGACAAATTTCAGCTCTTTTGCGTCCAAGGCTCGGAATAACCACGATGCCTTGGTCAATCCCTTGTCCCCAGGTTTAACTTTTGCGGATGCGTAGCTGTATAACGTCGCAACAGGCATGCCCAGCTCGCGCCCCAATGCCGAAAAGGTAACGCCCATATGATGATAGCGCACGATCGCTTCCATCAACTGCGTGGGACGCATCAAAGGAGCGTTTAAACTCGTAATGAAGTCGGGCTTGCACTGCTCAAGCGTTGGCTGCTCACGCAACCACCATGCCTTGGCCATGTCACCCCACCCGGATCTTGGTATTTTTCAGGAAATCAAGGTGGCGCTTGGCCATATTCATCACCGGATCGCCTTTCTCACCCTTCAATCGCTGCAGATGCGATGCATAGGTGAGGCCGCGCGCTTGCAACGAGGGCTGAATCCAGCGCTTCCATGCCTCGTGCGATAGGCCCTTGGCCACCACGCGATCATCTTTCTTGGATCCTTCCGCGTAAATCGAACCCTTATCGTTTACGATCGATTTCATTTCCTCCAGGCAAGGCAAACTGTTGATGATGGATCTCCCGAGCTGAAAGGAATCGCGGAGGCCCGTCATCATCGCGTGTTTGTTTTCGTGATTGGTTTTCCACTGATAGGCCAGATCACCGCGCATGCTGTCGGGCCGCTTATACAGAAAATACATCATCGAACTCAGGCAATCGCGCAAGTCCTTACCCTCGGGAGTGCGACTGTCGACCGCGGCGAGCGCGCGGCGCAGCGATTGCATTTCCTGAAACACCGCCGTACCGGGCCCGGTAACCTCGACAATGGCCATGATGTTCTTGTAATACCCGCCCAAGTGACAGAGCACCCATGCACAGTGGTAGGTGAGCACGGAAGGCGAAACGAACTCCGCTACTTGAATCTGCCGATCTGCAAAACATCGGTCGACACAGATCACGGTGCGGTCCGCCTCATCGCTCGACCCGTAGGCAGGATCGCACCCGAGCGTGTAAACGCCGAACGGGTCCGCCGGCTCATATATGCGCAACATCTCGCGACCCTTGGGCGCGCTCACAACTTCCGTGTCGGACCACTTGTCGCCAAAGCGATAGTTGAACGGCATATATAGAGTCTTGCGGGCAACCCGCATCGCATCGGTCAAGCTTTCGTTTGTGAAGAAACTCGCGCCCGAGGCAACGAAAGCATCTTCCTCGGTCCACGGATACAATTCATCCATGCGTGACTGATCGCCAGACTGCTGGTCATCGAGCTGCCAGCGATACCATGCGATCTGCTCCCGCGTGACGTCGAAATTGTATTGCTCTTTAACGAGGCGAACACGTCGCCGCTCGATTGGGTGCAACTTGGTCTCATCGCCTTCCGGCATATAGATCGCGTACCGGTGATCCGATTTTGGGAAGGCATATCGTTCGTCCCGCCACCACCCAACGAATATGGCGCGCTGGACTTTGCTGCTCTTGGCGTCGTCCCACAGATCGTTGAAAAAATTATAGCCGTTCGCGGTGCTCTCTATAATCTGTAACCGGTGCGGGTAGTGCGTGCTCATCGTCACACGCAATTCGTTGATGTCTGTTTCGTTGCCCCACTCCGAGACCTCCGTTGCGTGCAAGTAGTTGGACCCG